CATTAGCATCAGAATGACACTCCCATTTGTGAGGACAAAACATACAACCAGTAGCTAAAGTTTTGTTACCATTCTTCTCTGTCTTAAACTCATAACATTTTTCTGGTGGTGTATCTTTCTCTAAAGATTCTCTTAGGTTTTTAATCAAAGACTTAACATTAGGTTTAGCCATATCATCTGGTTTGTAAAAACAAATATCACCAGAAGATTTATCAACAACAAGAAAGCCACCTGCTTTTGTATCGCAACCTTCTTCATATGCTGCTAACTGTGCATGATAACCAAATGGGTCATCACCTACTATCTCACCTGACTGAAACTTTTTAAAACTAAAAGGTGAAGCTGACTTAACATCACATACTTCACCATCAATAATACTATCTATATGTCCTGACACTCCTGACACTTCAACTTTTCTTTGTTGGTCTTTTATCTTATGTCCTGCAAGTTCAGCTAAGTATAGTACTAAGTGTTCAATGATATGACCATATAAGAATTTTAAATTTAATCCTGTGTCTTCATCTTTTCTATCTTTAGGACTATGTTTATCATACCATAATTGTCTTGCAGGTTTACCAATAGAAGACATTCTAAGTTTGCCTTCATACTTTTCTGCTTTTACTTGAGAAGTATTCCAAGCTAGAATAGCTTCTTTAATATTATTAAGAAAAACATTTAAGTTTTCCTCTGTCATGTTGGCAGGTTTACCAGTAGAGATATCAGAAATCAATTGCTTGATGTCTGTTGCTATCGTACTAATGTGTTTCTGACCAGTTGTTTCCGATTTTATATTCGCCATTTAGTGGACACCTTACATTTAATTGTTTACCTGCATCTATAATTGATTGTACTGCTAACCTTCCAAACTCTTCGGCTCTACTTTCTTCAACCTCGTATTGAAATTCATCATGTACATTTACAACTGGAAATGCTTTGATTTGTTTTCTTATAACATATTCCTCTAGCAATGTCAACGCATACTTCATAACAATAGCACCTGCTCCTTGTAATAAAGTATTCAATGCTGCGTGAGGATGTCTTATTATTATTTTTCTTTGGTCGAGTCCTCTGACCCATCTTCGTTGAGCCACTCGTTCCACTTTTTCTCGTAAGCTTCTAAGACTTGGTGTTGCTCTAAGAAATTTTTCTTTAGCTCTTTCGCCATCTCTTTCCGAACCTCCAATGATACTTCCGATTTTTTTTGAACCTGCTCCATAGATAAATGCGTAGATAAAAGTCTTCGCCTTATCTCTTGATTCCAAACCAGCAGCAGCTTGATTTGCTCTGTGTATATCTCCATTAACGACTTCATGTGTGTACCTTTCATCATTCATGTAGTGTGCTAACATTCTTAACTCAAGTCCAGAAGCATCAACACCTACTAATTTATAACCTTTGTTTACTGTCCATAATGCCCTACATTCTTTACCATAAGGAGAGTACACAGCAGGAATCTGAGCCATGTTGGGCGACTGGTGGCTCATCCTCCCTGTAATTGTACCATTGGTTATTACTTTACCATGTACTCTACCATCTTCCTTAATGCCTTCAATCCAAGAATTAACTTGAGCAATTCTTTTCTGTAGCATTAAGAATCTGTTTATTAATTTAGCTTCAGGTATATTATGTATTTCAGATAATACTTTCTCATCAACAATCACATGACCCTTATCTGTTTTCTTCTTAGGTTTCCACCCAAGTAACATTAGTCGTTCAGCAATCTGTTGTCTTGAACCTAAATTAAATTCTTTGTATTTAACTTTAGTAAAGGGAACACCCTTCACATAACCTCTTGCTTTGTTATTAGACTTAGGTATAAACTCTTCTTCTATTTTCATTGGAGGAAAAGTTTGTCTTACCTTAGTAGTTAAGTCATTCATATCTTCTTGAAACTTAGATTGTAATTCATATGCTTCAACAACATTAATTTTAAATCCTCGTTCATGTTGTTTCTGAATTATTTGTGCAACCTTATGTTCAAGTTCAACTGATTGACCAAAGTCTGTTGTCTTCTTAATTAAAAATTTATAAAGTCTTTCAGTTAGTTCAACATCATTTCTACAATAGGTTAACATATCTTCAGAGAAATAATCAAACTGTTCAAAGTGTATTTTGTTTTGACCTAACTTAGTACCCCAGTTTCTTAATGAGTGTCCACCTTCTATCATAGGATTTAATAATCTAGATAAAACTAAAGTGTCAGTTACTTTGCAATTAGCAAATACATCATAACCAAAAATTGTATTGACTACTGGTATATCAAATCCAATTATATTATGACCTATTACTTCTTCAGTTTGTTTTATTAGTTCAGCAAACCTATGCAATCTATCTTCTTTAAACTGATAATAAGTATCGCCATGCTTACAAACAATACACCATATCTTATCAGCAGTCATGGTTGTTTCTATATCAAATACAACTTTATTAAAAGTCATCAGACTTTACCTCATTAAGTCTACCAGTATCTATATCATATTTTAAATCACAACAAGGACCAGTAATACCAGAGAATCTATTCTTTAATACTCTTATCCTAGTGGTGTTCCTAACATCAGGGTCATCGTTCTGTGCGTCTCTCTCAAGCCCAATAACCATGTCACTTAGCTGACCTATACTAGCCGAACCTCTAAGTTGTGATAGTGAAGTTGATGCTCCCTCTTCATGACCTTTACCTTCAGGTCTTCTAAGGTGTGATACAACTATCATAGATACTCCTGTCTCTTGAACAAGTGTTCTAAGTCTAGTCATGATTTCATCCAATGCTCTTCTCTCATCACCATGTTGTTGGTCAGATACAATAATACTTATATGGTCAATGACTACATACTTACAATCTAAACCTTTAGCTAAGAACCTAACTCTTGAAACAATATTATCAATAGAGTTAGAACCAAAGTGGTCAAACATAAATACTCTACCAGTACCTACTGTTGCATCAAAGTATGTTTTCATTTCTTCTTTACTTACATGAACATCTGGTAAGTGTAGTCTTTGATTAGCTTCAACACTCATCAAACCTTTTGAAGTTATGACTGGTGTTTCTTCTAACATTAACAAACCTATATTATCTTCTGTTGATTTTATAATGTGATGTACTACTTCTCTCATTACTTGTGTCTTACCTAGTCCAGACCCTGCTGTAAATGTAACTAACTCTGAAGGTCGTAGACCATAAGTAATTTTATTCAAACCCTCGAAAGGATATTGAACAAATGATTTAGTGATTGGTTTTAGTACATCATCTAATAATGTATTAGCATTTATAATTCCATCTGGTGCAAATACTTTAGCATCCCAAAATGTTTTATTATATATTTGTATTTTGTTTTGTGTTAAACAATCTGAAGCATCTTTAAATCCTTCAGGTAAATTCATTATCTTACATTTACCTGGTGAAAATAATTCTGCTACTTTCATTGAGCCTTCTCTACCATGCTCATCGTTATCAAAATTTAAAATGATATTATCAAAATTATTTTCTAACCATTCTAAACTTGCTTTAATATCTTTAACTGCTGAAGTAATTCCATTCTTAATACTTACAACTGGTGTATGATATGTACCTTTTAACATCATCTGATAAGCTGATAAGCAATCTAACTCACCCTCTGTTATGATACAATATTTATTTTTAGAGAATAGATGTTGACCAAACAATCCAGAATCTTTTGTATTACCTTGAATACTAAATTCTTTTAGCTTAGTGTATCTAGTTTTAGTTGCTATCTTTGAGCCTTGTGTATCGTGATATGGGTAGTAGTGATTAGTGATAGTACCCATGTTATCCATCTTAACTGTGACACCAAACTTTTTACAGGTGTCTTCAGAAATATTTCTATCTATAATTTCTGCATAGTTAGATTCTTTCATGAAGTCTTTTACTTCATATTCGTTTTTACTTTTAGGTGTTGTTGGTTGTAGTTCCATATCATATTCCTTTATAAATTCTTGACATGAAAAACAATAAGCTGAGTTGTCTGCGTTAACAGATACTGCGTCACTACTAGAACATAGTGGACAGGGTAAGTGATATTTTACAAAACCTTTTTTATTTATTTCTTCCATTGTCGCCCTTAGTTAATTTTAATTGAGTCCAAAAAAAAGGAGTGGCAATTTCTCGCCACCCCCTCGGAGTAAGAAAAAATGAAAATTAAATTTCATTTCAACAGTTGGATAGTACTAAAAATCATCCTTGATGTCAACACCACTTGAAGAAGTTTCGACTGCATCAAAGTCTTCCCTAGGTGTGTACTCTACTAAGTCAATTACTTGTACTGCTTGTAAGTCTAAACCCATTCCCTTCTTACCTTTGAAGTTCCATTCGTATGGTTTGTACATTACTTTAACTTTACTTCCATTACCTACTATTTTATCTAGTGGGTTCTTAGCACCATCAACTAATTGTGGTTGAGTATTCTTATCACCATTAGCTTTCTGTACTTTTCTTTTGAACCTTACTATATTTGGAATAGTCTTTTCATCAATAGTAGTTTCACCAAGCGATATGCCTTGGCTCTTTAATTCATCTGCTGACTTATCATCAACTGCTAAATCAATTCTCCACATAGGTTCAAACTTTTCGTTTGGTCGTGTCAGAGAAGCCCAGTAAGCTGTGCCTTCAATTATTGCCATATGTATTTTCCTTTATTGTTATTGTTAATTATTATTTTACTTCTATCAAATTTCATCATCCTTGTCAACACTTGGCTCATCTTTTTTTTCAAGTATTTCTTCTATCTTTTTGTCGATGTTTAATTTAATAGTTTGTTTCTTGTTCAGCTTTTCCTGAAGTTCACCTATCTTAGAACCCATAGATTGAATATCAGAATTAGCCTGTTCTAATTGTATTAGAATCTTTTTAATCTTACTATCTTTCTGTATGATAGTCTCATTTAATTCTTGCTTTTCTTTTGTTAAGTCAGCTATCGTAGATTTATATTCTGTTAATAAAGCTTTCTCAGTCATGTTTATATTGAGTAACATCCTTCATTAAATAATTCTACTATTGGAATTACTACACATTTAGATGCTCTATAATCTCCTATGTTTTTAGTGTGTGTCTTTTTATATTTCTTAACTATCTTCTTTAGTCTTGATACTCTAAAGACTAACATACAATGTTCTTTGCCACTAAGTTCTAAGATATGAAACCACCATTTAGATTCTGTCTTATCTATACCTGAAGGTTTATCTCTGTACTCATACTCAATAGCAATATTGCCTGTCTTTCTCCACCAACTCCTTTCAGTTTTAATTTCAACTTTACTTCCTTTAAGTAAGTCGGCTACTCTCTTCTCTCTTATTTGTCCATACTCTAAGTCTAAATCAAACTTAGTATTCTTTCCTGTTGCCATTAGTATTTTTCCTGTTGATGAAAGCTACAAATATAATGAGTTAAAAACTTATGAATATTTTTATTCTTAAAAAGTTTCTTAGCATTAGCCTTGTGTAATTGTTTAAACTTTCTGATTATAAATGTTGGTTCTAAATTTGCGTAATCGCATATCTCACAAAAGTGTGAGTCGGTTTTTGAAAACCAAGCCTTAGCTTCTTTGATGATTTGTATTCTACTATTTCCCCATGCATGAATATCTATATCTAATGCATCCATGATTGCTCTAACAATAACACTTCTATATAATAATACTTCAGGAGTTATTGCCCTACCTTCGCCTTCACCTATGTTGTGAGTTGTGCTATTGTTCAATATCATATTTCATTTTATCAAACACCTTTTCTAATAAAGACTTTTTATTCTGCTTTATAATCTTCGAATGAAACTGTTTTGTTCTTAGACTTTTCGCTATCGGATTTTTTGATTTTAGTTTTAAATGTTTCTTCATCAATCTCTTCTACTGTATGTCTACTATGTTTCACTTCCTTACTAATTATATTTGAATATGGACTCCAATTTATTTTTTCTTTAACTTGTGCTAATGTAGTACCTGAATTATAATAATCTTCAACGCATACATCTACATTGACCCATGTTTTTTTTAAGAAAAATTTATTGCTCATATTGGTTTGTCCTGTCTGTTAAGTTATGTTGGATAAAAGATTTTGTCTTTGTTTTAAAGACAGTATCTCTATTATACATTATAACTTTTGTCTTAGCAACCTCTCTAAAAAATAAATATTATGTAATAATATCAGTAGTTTAAAGAGGTTCAAGGTGTTGCCTTTCTATTGTAAGTTGTATTTAATTTAGTCTTGTCTTTTCTTAAAAGTTATTTCAACATGACAATCTTTATCTCCATAATCACCATGCCATGTTTCTTCTAACTGTTCAAGAAGTCGTATTAATTCTTTACCTCTAATACATTCTTCTGATGTTAGCATATGTCTTATTGTTTCTGTTTTACTTTCTTTTCCATTCTTCCATTCTGTTCCATATGAAAAAATTTTATAACTATCTATGTGCATTAATCTATCTCCTTTTTTATTTCATAATGTTTTATTATTTTATTTAACTTATCTTTTTTTATAATACTATAAGGTAATATAATTTTAGCAAACTCTAAAGCTTTTTTATGTGATACTTTCCATCGCCATTGAGGTTTAGTACCTAACCATTTTTCATGTGCTTCTCTATAAAAAATATTACCAAACCCAACAGTATCTTTAATCCAATTAATAACTTCTTCATTGGTCATAGAAATTTCACACGCATGAACAGTATAAACCTTATTAGATTTTTTCTTTAAAGATTGATAAATAGAAACAGAACCATCAGCATCAAATAGACCTGCTAAAAAAGCATCCTTTTCTATTTGATATAAATCAGATGATGTCATGCTACCTCCTTTAAAATTGTTATTGCTCTTGCGTGTGCAGGATACCTTTTAATATATCCTTTCCATTCTATGTACCCAAGCATTTGATAAACACCACTCTTTGATTTGATATTCATGTACTCTCTTATCTCATCAAACTTAGGCATTATCTCATGCTTCTTTTTATAAGCTACTAAATATTTAAATAACTTTAATTGTCTTGGTGTTAACATATCTTTCTCCAACCATTTATAATTTCTTCCTGACATATTTAAAAAGGAATACCATCGTCATCTACATTGTCTTTGTTATTGTAAGCAACACTTTGTTCAAACAAAAAGTATTCTATATCTTTATAATCTTTTTCTTCAGTCATTAAGTTTGCATAGTAGTCGGCACTATGTCTATTAATAAATTGTTTCTCTAACATAAATCTATCTTGACCTGCAAACTTACTCATCACTATATATTTTTTTACTGTTTTATTTTCCATTTTTATTTTTCCTTTTTTTATGCATACCCATATACCATTCTGAAGGTTCATAGTTCCACTTCTTACCATGATGTCCTCTCATATCAGCATACCACATACGCAATCTTACTATTAATTTTTTAAAAATCATCCTACTATTATAACAGATTTGAAATTAAAGTCAAGCATTAATTTACCACCTTTGCTTTACATATATTATTATCTATTAACCAATGTGCCTGTCTTCCAAACCAACCTTGAAGCTTCCAACAAACTCCAGTATCAATTAGCATTTGCCATGCCATTAATTCTTCCTCTGCACTTTCACTTGGTATATAACCTTCAGCTATACCTACTGCTTGATGTATGTCCACTACTAACTCCTTTGCTAAATTTATTTGTTTATATTTTCTATAGTATTCAAGTTCAACTCTATTGTTAAATACTTTCCTACCAAAGATTGCTTTGTTAACTCTAACTTTTTTACTCATAATAATTTATAATTTCATTAGCTACATTTATTCTTTGTTCAGTTTTTAAAAAGGGTAAAATCATTTTAATAACTTTGTAACAATCTCTATGTGATGCTCCCCATTTTATTTGTTGCTTACCTAACTCACCATTTTTTTTATACCTCCTCTTAGGATAAGAAAGAAAACCACATCCAAATGTATCTATCATATCTTTCACAGGTTTAAAATCTGTATTAGTAACCTCAACTCTAATAGATTTACATGGATATATCTTACCTCTTCCATTTTTTTTATCTCTTGTTTTAAATTCTATATGTCCTTCAGCATCTATAAATGCTGTTGCATATATCAGTTCTTCATTTAAGTTGTTCATCTTCTATCCCTAGCTTTGATTATATTAAGTTGCTCCATGAGTATAGCTTCTATCATTGCTAACTTACTCTCATCCCTTTGTGTCCACTCTGAATTATTCATTTCAATAATGTCATACTTCCAACTCATCCAGTCTTCAAGTATTTCTTTCATCATGTCCTCTGTCATACCTTTGTACTTGCTCCTTTCATTCTATATTTTTCTTCATAGTATTCATCATAACTCTCAGTAGTTTTATTCCAAGTTAATCTAATGCTATCTCCTACATAATAAACACCACACATTGACATAATTTTAAAATCTTTCTTATAGCATTGTGTCATACCATCAAATCTTACTATCCTACATCCATCACCAGTCCAATATCCACCACCTTCTTCATCATCCTTAGTTATATTTTCCATAAAGAAATGATTTAATATTCTATAATCATAGTCATCACCCTCATGTCCAATGTCATCTAATTGTTTGTCATTGTATATATGTCTATGTTTATATTCAGCTTCACCATTTTGTTCGTGAAATTCACACAACCAATATTTCATA